AGCCTCGCGAAGGTTTGCCTCTTCTAGTTTCATCAAAGCCGGAATCGAAGCATTAAGCTGATCGTTCAGCTTCTGCAGCACTCGAGGGGCGTCCTCTGGCGTGTTAATGCCCAATTGGGACAACTGCTTGTCAACCTCTGCGAGGTTTTCCTTAAGGTCGGATATCTGCCGGTCCAGCTTGAGGATTTCGGCCCCACTCTCATTGGAGATCAGCTTCGCATTTCGCTCGTCATTCAGCTTGTTCAGTTCTTCTTGGAGTGACTTCCTTTTCTCAAGGAGTTCATTCAGCGTGTCGATGTCTTCCTGGAGCTTTTTCACGTCTTCGGCGGACCGATTCAGCGGGGATTCGGAAAGCTTTTGGTTCAGCTCGTCCTGGTTCTGCGCGAACTTCCAGACGGATTCGGCCGCGGCATCGGCCGCTTGCTGATAGGCCCATATCCCCCCTGCTGCCGCGCCGATCAGCGTAATGATGGTCCCCCAACCGCCCATTGCTGTTTTAAGTACCGTGAATGCGGTAGCCAGTCCTCCAACCACCGCGATAAATGCCGTGAATGCGGTTGTTGCCGCAACAACACCCGCAACGACTTCCTTGTTCCCATCCGCAAACAAGGCAAACTGCCGGATCAGCGGCGTCACCGTCTCCATCAAGTCTTCAAGAACGGGAAGGAATGCTTCGCCTAATTCCACGCGGGCCGTCTGCAACGTCTGGTTAAACGTCGCTTGCGTCCCGGTGTAACCGGTCATGGCCGAATCCGCGTTGCCTGCGAATATGGCCGACTCCTGCATAATGCCGTTGTATGCGGCCTGTATTTTCTGCGCATCGGTCAGCTTCGCCGCCGTCGTGCCGATCGACTTGGCATAGCGGTCATACATGACGGAGAGGTTGGTTGTGATGCCGGCCGCGTCTGTCAGTTCCGAGTTACCCATTTTGATCCCTTGCGCCACTTGCCGGATCGCTTCGTCCCATTGCAAATGCGCCTCACGGTTGTACACCGCGGCGTCAGCGGTGGCAATGATGATGTCTCGCGTTTGGTCAAGCGTAAGCCCGGCCGTGAGGTACGTCTTAACCGTATCGGCCATCACCGCCTTATTCAGGCCCCAGCGATCAGCGAGCTCATCCGCGAGGTCCGCGGATTTTTCAACGTCGATGTTGAGCGCCTTCGACACTTCCGATAGGCCGGAGTAGGACATGGCAAGCCGCTGAGCTTCGTCGGCAAGGGTTTTGACGGTCGTCGTGAGCTTCGCAAAGGTCGCGCCGGCGCCGATTGTAGCAATAGCGGAGCCAAGCCCTTCCATTGAGTTGTGCACGCCCTTGACGGACTCTTCGGTTTTTTGTGCCTCCGTTGCAACTTGCTTCAACTCGACTTCGACCTTCTGAATTTGTTTGCTCTCAACACCCATTCGGCGCAGTTCTTCGACGATCGCTTCCAAGCTTTTTTCAAGTCGGGACGGATCGATATTCCTCAGTACCGCCTCAATCTTTTTCAGCTGATCCGTATTGGCGCCGATCTTTTCCATAACGCCACTGAGATCGACAAAGGCTCTCGATGTCTTTTTCCCCTCGTCCCCGAGGTCAGTCAGTTCCTTCTTGACGGCCTTGATTTCTTGCTTTATCTGTGTCGCTTCCGCGACAAGCCGCGCACGCAGCTCGCCGATTTCCGTCGCCATGTGTTACCCACCTGCCTTCATGCGCGCCAGCAGCGCTTGATACTGTTCCTCCGCCGATTTCGGCGGTTCCTTTGGAGGCTTCGGCAGTTTGGATTGCAGCCTCTCCATGATGCCTTCACGCACCTTCTGATCGGCATAATGCGGGAACGAGGAAACTTCGATATTCTCAATCAATTCCTTCGCCCGGCGCTCGCCGGAAAGCTCGAGCAGCCGCGGCAGATCGATCCAAGCATATTCGTTTTCGATTTCGTGCTGCGTCTTGCCGAGCGTGATACAACACCGAAGCACAAATTCATCAGCGGTTATTCTTTGGCCTGTTCCATCCGCCGCAGAATCGATTGGACGAACTGCTGAGCCATCGGTGGAATCAGGCCGCTGACGTTTCCCAGGGCGGCGTTGATGTCGTTTCGCTCCCATGTGAGCCGCAAGAATTCGGTGCATTCCGCGATACTGGCGTGCTCGTCCAGGTATTCGATCGGTAGGTCGCTCAAAAGCGACGTCAGTTCGTAGATTTCATCTATCGCAATATCGGCGGCAGCCACGATGAACACCGCTCGTTCGTTTTCTGGAGTCAGGAAAAGCTTAACGAGGAAATCCCCGATCGTGCCAATGTGTTCGGTCAGCTTTTTAAGGCGCGCACGGGTCAGTTTCGGGATTTCGACTTGCTTTTGGCCGAGTTGGACTCGTTCTTTTTTGAAAAGAGTAAACATTATGATTCCCCCTCGTGGGAAAATGAGAAAGGGGCTGTCCCAAAATGGCAGCCCCTACTTTCTTTGTACCGGTCTTCAGGCCGTTGCTGTAATATCGCCCCAGGTGTAAAGCAACCCGTATTTGGTCGGGTCCGTGCTGGGGTATGCGGCCGCCGAAATGGTGAACCGCAAGTTGTTGTCAAGCAGGAAACCGGCATTCATGTCGAACTTTACAGCGCACGATTCGATGTAAATGAATCGGCTCGGATCCGTCACGCCGACAGGTTTGATGACAGCGCGTTTGCGCGGCAGTTCTTTGCCGGCAAGACCGTACACTTCGTATTTGATTTTCGTAGGCGTCGTGCCGTCCACGACCTTATCAGCGTTCGGGTTGAACGAAACGACTTTTTCGAAGTCCATATCCGGCGTTTCGAAGTTGATCGTGCCGGTCGTTCCGGTGGCAATCGACTTGACCGGAGCTGTGCCGAACTGGTCGACCGTCGGCTCAAAATAGGTCGTTTGGGTTTGGAACGTGATGCCGCCTTGCGTCAGGTCAATCGTGATGGCATCCGTTTCTTCCTCCCCATCCTCGTCAATCCCCCACACAAAAATGCCGGGACCGGCATAGATTTTTGTCACGTCACCCATTGGTCATGCCTCCCTCGTATAAAACACAAAATTGGTAGAGTACATTGGTCTATCCTTGTCGTCGAGGCCGAGGTAAATCGGGCTGGACTGAAGCGCCAAACACGAAAACACACTCGAGCTACCGACCATAAAATTCGCACGCCGGTGCAGGTGCTTAATAAGCCCCTTCGCCAGTGTCTCTGCAGCTGCCATATTGGCTGGGTTTGACTTATATGACTTGCCCTTAACGATCACCTGGTATGTCGGGCGCTCGGTAGGAACGTAGCCGTGTGGCGCGTATCCACCGGTCCCAAAGACGAAGAGGCAGGGCAGTTTCGCTTCCGGCAAATCGGCCGGGATAAAGTTCGGGTCCGGGTAGACGGTATAGCCGGCGGTTGTCAGATATTGAATCAGATCGCTCGCAAGCATCGCGTCACCCTCCCAATACCTTAGAAAGTTCTTCAAGGATAAGCTTTTCGTTCATCTTCAGCGCGTTCTCCAAGAACTTCTTTCCCGGCATGTACCCGTTGTACGAACCCTTGCTGAGCGTTTTTTCGCCCGGTTTCAGTTCGACGATTGCGCCGCTTGCTGTCTTCCGGAATCCTTCATGCTGGACGACAGCATAGTCATCAACCTCAGGACTTGCGCCGAAGTCAATGTACATACTCGCGATCGTCCGCTTGACCTCGCCAACAACCAACGCCGCCTCCAGATCACCCTCATCCACCGGCGCCAGCCGCTTGGCGTCATGGATAACCTTCAGCGCAAGCTTGGTCAGCGTCTCTTCAAGACGGCGATCGATATCGGATTCCAGCTTGTCCAGTGCCCCGATTATCGCCTCGATACCATCCAGGCTGAAACTAAAGATTTTGCGGTCGGCCATAGACGATCACCTTCTTCACGTCGTCGGTCCCGATAAACTTCCGTACTTCGATATGCGCCACGTCGCAGCGAATGGTCACCCCGAGCGCATTCACATACTCGAAGTAATCATCGAATCCGACTGCGTTCGGCCCTTCCAGATGGATGGTATAAGCGATCTGGACCTCCTCGCCGCGTGCGTTTCGGATCAGGCGCTGCTCTTCTTCCACCTTGGCCGACTTCTCGGTAGCAGTCGGCGGCAACGGCCGGCCCCATTCATCCGTCTCAGAATGGTAATGCACGACTTTTGCTGGATAGCCGAACAGGCTCATATCAGCACCCCGCCATACTGCCGCTGTGCGGCTTCCTCGGCCTCTTGTTCGGCCAACTCGTCAGCGGTAGGCCCGAGCATATCCCGCACATCAGGAGCGACAGCAGGCCGCTCTCCGT